GACAACCTCCCGGCGGGCGGCGGAAGCGTTCATGCAGGCCCCGCTTGTCCGCAAGGGCGGCAGCAACATCCCCCACTCCACTGAGTTGCTGGAGTCGATCTACGGACTCTTTGGTGGTGTCAACGGTCTGGCCAACGAACTGGCCCACACCTACCACTCAGCCCCACCGGGCGGGCGTATCCGCACCAGCATTCTGGAGACTGTGGTCAGGCTCACGAACAACGTGGCGGATAGCGGGGCAGTCCAGAAGCCGGTCAGCTTGATGACCGATGACGAGCTAGAGGCACGGCTTGCCCAGAAGATTGCTCTGGCTGCGGAGTCCCAGAAGAATCTGGACTACCTGAACCAGTCCACTGAGGTGGAAATCCCGGCTGGGATGATTCAGGCCAACCAGATTCCCGTGGCCGAGATAGAGCAGGCCATGAACATGAGCCGCCTTGTGGAGGTCCCACATGGCGAACCCTCTTGATAATGTCTCGCAGCACTCCAGACAGGAGATGCTCGACCTACAGAGGGAGTTGGCATCCCGCCAGCTTGAGTCTGTCAGGCTCTATCGACCCAATGCCAACCAGCAACCCTTCCATGACTGCATGGCTTCAGAGCGTGTTGTGCTGGGGGGAAATCGGAGCGGCAAGACTACGGCTGCCATGCTGGAGTTCGCGTGGGCTGTAACCGGGACGCACCCCATTGAAGGGAAGTACCCGAAGGAAAACGGCACAGCGGTGGTTGTGGGGGCCGACTGGCGGCACATCGGGATGGTGTGCGTGAGGGGCTTATTCAAGGCAGGGGCATTTAAGATCATTCAGGATGCCCATACTAAAGAGTGGCGGGCGTATGACCCGGTTGCGGACAAGGCCCGGGAGTCCGAGGCCAAGCCCTCCCCGCCCCTGATTCCGCCCCGGATGATCAAGAACATTAGCTGGGTTCTGAAGTCCGCAGGGTATATGCAGTCCTGCGAGTTGACCAACGGATGGCAAATCTACTTCTTCTCGTCTGAGGGTGATCCTCCACAGGGCTACCGTGCCCATCTTGCTTGGATTGACGAGGACTTGGCTTCCGAAAGCACTTGGCTGGCTGAGTTACAAGCTCGTCTTGCTGACTACAAAGGGCGGCTGGTGTGGTCGGCAACCCCGCACTCCAAGAATGACGCGCTCTTTGGCCTGTGCGAACGGGCTGACAAGGCGGCAGAGGAAGGGCATGACAACCCCAAGAAGTTCGTCCTGCGGTTCCTCGACAACGAACACATCTCCAAGGAAGCCCGTGCCCTAGCTGTGGAACAGTGGGCCGCACAGGGCGAGGAAGTCCTGAGGATGAGAGCGGAGGGTGAGTTCACCTTCGACTCCGTTCTCATGTACGGCAGTTTCAACATGGGAGTCCACGGCTTTTCCCGTAACGAACTGCCTGACGGCCAGATTCCCGCAGACTGGTGCAGGTATGCGGCCATCGACCCGGGCCATGCCATCTGTGCGGTGATGTTCGCGGCCATCCCACCGTCCGGGGACTTCGTTCTCCTCTATGACGAACTGTACATCCCCAACTGTTCCGCCGTGGTCTTTGCCGAGAAGTTCGCAAACAAGCTGGCAGGGCAGCCCCAGCATTACGCCTTTTTGATTGACTCCCACGGTGCGCGTTTAACGGATATAGGCGGCGGCAGGTCCCCCGGCCAGCAGTATTCGGAGCAGTTGGAGATGCTAGGCATCCGCTCAAAGGCCACCGGCTCGTCCTTCATGCACGGGTCAGATGACATTATGGCTGGAATTGAGAGTGTGCGTAACGCCATGCACATCCGGGCTAATGGAACCACCAAGTTGCGAGTGCTGGAGGGAGCATTGCCCAATTTCCAGAGAGAAATTAAGCGTTACAAAAGGCAGTCCACAGTCGTTGGCGGGCAAAGCATCGTTCTTGATAAGCCCCATCCGCGTTCGGTTTCCCACCTCATGGACTGCCTTCGCTACCTGATGGCTGCGGACATTCGCTACCACAAACCAGAAGAGAAGCGTGAATCTGCTTGGTGGGAGGGGTGGATAGCAAAACGGCGGCGAGAGCGAGGGGAGGAAAGCAACGTGGTGTACCTCGCCCCCTCTTCCTACACATCGCAAACCTACGTCGCGTAACACAGTCTGTCGGAGACAGACATGACCCTCTGGTTGTCAGAGCGGAACCGCTGTGGTAACGCTGAGAGGAGGAGGGTTACCGATGACCAAAGAAGAGTTTGACGCTGCGGTGAAGGCTTTGCGGGGGAAGGTTGCGCCGAAGAAAGCCAACAAAAAGAAAGCAGATTCCACGCCGGAAGAGTGGGCTGCGAACGCTGACTACATGATTAAGTGGCAGTCTGAAAACCGCGACAAGACCAGAGAGTATGTCCGTAGGTGGAGTGCTGCAAATCCAGAGCGGATCAAGGAGCTTGGGCAGCAGTGGCGAAAAGCCAATCCGGGGCTTAGCACCAAGTGGAAACGCGCCAACGCCGATAAGTCCCGCGATTACGCTCGAAACTATCAGGCGACCCGGAAAAACAATGACCCTACCTTCAAGTTGCTGGCTATCCTCCGCGACCGGCTAAACGTTGCCATCAGGCGCAACGCCAAGAAAGGTTCTGCCGTCCGCGACCTTGGGTGTTCTGTTGACGAACTCTGGGCACACCTTGAATCCAAGTTCCAGCCCGGGATGACCCGCGAGAACATGGGTAAGGCATGGGAAATTGATCATATCTTTCCGTTGTCCAAGGCCAATCTAAAAGAAAGTCGAGTGGAGTTTCTGGCTGCCAACAACTGGCGGAACCTCCAACCTTTGACACCAAAACAGAATCGGGAGAAGGGCGGCACTGTAACTCCAGAAGCTCAAGCTCTGTTTGACCAACTGAAGGCTGAGTTCGCCGGAACGTAACTATTGCCCGCCTACAGGGTGTCGATACGCTTACGCCAAGTAAGTTCATTTCCCATGGGAGGCAAAACCATGTATGCGATGCCCGAGATTGAAGTTGGTGATTTGTGTTTCTGGCATGACGATCCCCTTAATTCGTCCCCGCCCAGCCTAGGCTGGTGTATCCAACGAGGTAGGGAAACTATCTCTGTGTTGGTGTTCACAGACACAAGCGGGTTCGTTGAGAAAAAGAGCGTTCGGTTCAAGGATGACCCGTTCTGGAAAACCAGTGAGATGGCTGGCAACTGGAGCCAGTGGGGGTGTTGGGCTCCGCATCCGCACACCGAAACCCTCAAGGAAATCCGTAGTTTCTTGACAAAGCTCAAGATGGCCGAGGCCCGCACCCCGGTGGAGGAGCCTGTTCGCCGTGGCCCCGGTCGCCCGCCCAAGGTGGAAGTGGAGGTGGCCGAATGAGTCGCCTTCTTACGGCTTTCACGATGTGTTTGATCTTGACGGGGGTGGCTCACGCAAAGCCCCGTCGCCAGTACCAGCAAGGTCAGCCGGTCCAGAACATGGTCAGGGCGGCTACCAACACCGCTCAGGGTGTGGCTGAAGCTCTTGCTCGTACAGGGGATTTTCGCCATTTGGGCGGAAACGGCGGAATGATGGAAGGGATAGGTATGGCATCCACCCCAGAGGCTGCCGTCCGCAGGTGCTGTTACTACGGCCAAATTCAGATCATGGATCAGGGTGTCGCCCAAGGTCCGAACGGGATGTGGTATGCCTGCATCCGGGGGAGGTAGTTATGCCACGCAAGCCCGGGAAGTGCGTTGATTGCGGCAGTTGCACCAGCCGAAAAGGGCACAGCCGCTGTCTTGGGTGCAGCCTTGAATGTCGCGGCAAAAGCGTTGTCAGGCCACTGTTTCTTGTAGACGAGCGTTTTGAGGGAGTGGCTGGCGGGCTCAAGTGGCGCACCCACACCAACGGCTATGTAGTCGCTTCGGTAGGAAGTCGCATGGAGTACCTCCATCGCTTGGTGTGGAAGGCTGAGTATGGCTGGGCTCCCCGCCAGATTGACCATATCAACCGCAACCGGCTCGACAACAGGCTGGAGAATCTTCGTCCCGCCAGTGGGTCGCTGAACAATCGCAACAAGCAGTCTCGCGGTGTAAGGAAAATCCGCGAAAGGTTTTTTGCCCGAATCAAGCGTCACGGCAAGGAACATTCCTTGGGTGGGTTTGGCACAGAGAAAGAAGCCTTGGCGGCGCACCAGAATGCCAAGCAAATCATTGAAGAGTTTGAGGCACTGGAGTCCCTGTGATGAGCGAAGCTAACATCGACCCAGACGTTCCCATGTCCGGTGGTGATCCCAGCCAACTGGCTGACCCGCCGCCGGATGTTGTGCCCCAGCGTCAGATGGAGGATGCCCTCAGAAGCATCTCCACCGGCTGGCTGAAGAAGCTGGAGCTTGCCCGCAAGGCAAAGAAGGCTTTTTCGGACGATGCCAAGGAAGCGATGAACTTCTTCGATGGTGGAGAGAACGTCTTCTGGAAAGAGGGTGCGGCCCCCTACTCCAAGATTTCTCCCCCCAGCTTTCGGATGACTGTGAACCGTGCTTTTGAGGCTGTGAAGCTCATTGGCTCAGTCATCTATTCTCGCAACCCAGTGCGGACGGTCACGGCAAAGAAGTTCCCAGCCGTCCCGCCTGAAGCTGTTGGGATTGATACGAGCCAGCCGCCGCAGATGGACCCGATGACCGGGCAGCCGATGCTGCCCCCGGAGGTCGAGCAGTACATCCAAGCCAGTCAACAGATTGGCATGGTTGAGCAA